TTGTTATCGAGTCCAAGATGCTTCTTCAGATCAAGCACCCGAACGCCCAGGAGCGACAGCGCGAGGCGGACGACACAAAGGAGCGATTCCTGTTCGGGATACTCCGCGCCGCAGACGAGCGGTTGGTGAGGCTTATGAAGCCCCGCCTTCGGCACGAACTGTCTTTCCACGCGGCAATCCGTGGCTTTCTCTTCGGACGGGCCATGCTGGTGAAGCGCGAGGACGAGACGACGTTCGTTGACATCACGCCGTGGGACCCTCTCAACACGTACTGGAAGATGGGGGCCGACGGCCTGGAGTGGGCCTGCTACCGCCTCAAGAAGACCCGAGACGAGATCAAGGCTCAGTACGACGTTGACCTCGACAGCGAGGGAAGCGGAGAAGGCGACGAGGGAATAGACGTTTACGACTTCTACGACAACGAGGTCAACACGGTCGTCACCGCCTCAAGAGTTCTGAAGCCCGCGCAGGCGCACGGCTCCCCAAGAATTCCCATATTCTATAACGTCGTGGGCGCAGTTCCGATGATACAGTCGGAGATGTCTAACGACACGATCAAGGACTGGGGCGAGTCGGTCTTCAAGGCCGGTCGCAACGTGTACAAGAACTACCAGCAGATGATGAGCATTATGCTGGAGCTCGCTTCTCGATCGCGAAAGCCTCCCACAGACGTTCACAGCCCGGACGGGACGAAGACGCTGGAGTCAGACCCGTGGGTGAGCGGAGCCGAGATATCCACGGCGGAGGGAGAGACGGTCAAGCCCCTTGAGCTCCTTCGATCGGCGCCTGACCTAGGGCCGTTCCTTGCGCTCATAAGCGGGGAGATGCAGAGAGGCGCCCTTCCTCACACGGCGTTCGGAGAGCTTCCGTTCCAACTGTCGGGATACGCCATTCAGACCCTTCGCCAGGGCATCGAGACGATCCTCACGCCGCGCCTCAGAGCGGTCGAGGAAGCCGTGCAGCAGATATGCCGACTGTTGAGCGATCAGTACGCCACCGGCTCCTTCGACGATATGGAACTGAGCGGGTACGACTCGAACAGGCAGTACTTCAGGGAGGAGATCGACCCCACCGTCATCAACATGGCGGGAGACATCGAGGTCAAGATGGTGTCCGTGCTGCCGCAGGACGACGTTCAAAAGGCCAGCATGGCGCAGATAATGCGCGACGGCCCTGTGCCTCTAGCCCACGATAGGTGGATACGCGAAGAGGTCATGGGCATACAGGACACGGACAACTTCGACACGCAGATCAAAGAGCAGACCGCAGAGAGAATGCTTCCAGAGGCCGCTCTCTTTACGCACATGAAGGCGTCGGAGGACATGGGAAGGTCCGACCTTGCTGGTTTCTATTACTGGAAGCTGATAGACGCCATGTTGCAGAGCCAGATACAGCACGGACAGCTAATGGGCATGGCGCAGCAGAGCGGGCTTCTCAACGGCGCGGGCGGTCAGATGGGCGCGGGAGTTCCGCCGACTGCGGCCCCTCCCCAGTCGTTCGGGCAGGGCGCGGCCCCTTCCGATCTTTCCAATCCTGGGGCTCAGGTGCCGCCGGGAACTCCCAGGCCGGGAGCGCAGACCGAGGCGACGAGACTGACTAACATCGGGCTGGTAGGCCCAGGAGGATAGATATGTCAATAACTTCTGACACATATAATGCGTTAGCTAATTTTCTGGCTAGATTTAGGGCTGGACAGATAACGATTGGTGAGTTTAAAAGTTCAGTATTAGCCGAATTTCAAAAAAATCCCTCTGCTTGGGGAGACCCAGTGGGGAAAGCTCAAGAATATCTTATGGGAGGTGTTGATAACGCTGGCAGGCGCGTCGAAGGCGTTCTAACCGCGGCCCAGCAAGACCCCAATATTGATCCCGGTTTCAAATTGCCATTCCGAGCGCTTGATCTTCCGGCTCCCGATCCTGGCGATCCGGGATACATGTCTCTTCTTCCGCCAGAGGCAGTACCCGCGCCTCCAGCGGCTGGAGGATATGTCGATCCAAGGACGGCGCAACAGATCGCACGAGAGGAAGCCAGCCTGACTTATGGAGGGCGGCAGAACATCTTCGGCGGATTCATGGGGGCCCAGCCGGGATTCGGACAGTACAATCCGCTCGTTCAGAGAGGCATTAACAGAGCGTTCGCCCCTCTCAGCGCACAGTTTGGGCTTCAGGCCGCTACTGACCCCTATTGGACAGGAGAAGGTAATCTAGCAGGTGTTCCCAGTGATCCGGCGCCTTTGGACTTCCGCGAATTTCTCAAGGCAGGCCCGCAGAGATGGGGGCAGCAGGAATGGATAAACCAACTTTCTCCTCTCGGAGCGGCGTTCAGCGCCGGAACAGCGGGAACACCGGCCCAGTTAGATTTACAAGCAGCCTACAGTGACGAGGCCACTCAAGACAGGCTTATGAGCGCGGTGCTAGGGCAGAGAGTGTCTCCGTATCTGAGAAGGTTCGTGCCGGGTTCCATAGGACAGATACGCCAAAGGATGTTCGAGGCCGATCCTTCCGTCGATCCGTTCAAGCAGTTCCTGCCTAGCCCTGCCACATGGGGCGTATAGGAGAAAGTTATGGCTCCAGAACAATCACAACTCCTAGGGTCACAGTTCCAACTTCCGTCGTTTCTTGACCCACAGGAAATGCTGGCCGCAGTGCCAGAGGCGGCGTATTTCTCGTTTGAAGACCAGTTTGGGCAAGCGCCAACGCAGAGGCGCTTTTTCCAGGGACAGTTCCAGAACATATTCAACCAGTTCCTTGGCGGGTTAGGGCAGCAGTGGAGGGAGGGACAGACCTCGCCCGACACGTTCACTGACTTCCTGGGAAACTACAACTTCGGACAGCAGTTCGGACAGCTCCCGCCTTCGGTGCGGGGCGCGACGACGAGCCGATTCGCTCCGTCTGCGCGGTTCCTGAACTTCTAGGACATGCCACATAAACCGGGACATGTTCTGACTCCAGAAGAGGAACTCAGCCTACAGAACAGAAAGAAGTTTCTGCAAGGCATGGGTCTAGTAGAGCTTCCTGACGGCTCCTTGCAGCCTATAGGAGTATCGGAAGAAAGGCCTCCTCCCGTAGCTCCTATTCCTCAACCTACTATTAGTCCTGCTCAAGATAGGCTAGGTCCTCAGAGTTCGCCCTTCTTTCAGTCGAGATTGTCACAGCAGCCTTCTAGAAAGTTACAAGGCATATGGGAGGGCATCGCTCAACCTATCGGAGGAGCAATTGGATTTGGCATTCAAAATGAGGCTCAAAGAATACAAGCAGGCCTTGGGGCGGCTGGCTCTGCACTCGCATTTATTCCCAGGGCAGTTCAAAAGGGGCTTGAGGCGGCTGAAGCTACAACGACTGTTGCTCCAACCCCCGACTCTCCCTTCTTCCAGTCGCGCCTTGCACAGCAGCCTTCTCGTAGGGCAGAGGCGTTCGCTGAAGGCATAGCGCCTATAGAGCAACTTAACCAGGAACTTGCTGGCCTTGCGACTGTGGGCGTTCAGGAGACTATGCTACGGGCCAGTGAGCAGACCGCAGAGAGAGTTGCGGCAGAAGCGCGTGCAAGGGGAGTAGATTTCATCACTGCGGCGCGTCTCGGATTCGAGGCACAGGAACTGCCTCGTTTTGCCAAGGGAGCGATTCTTCTGGCAACTGATCCGTTGAACGCGCTCCCGGGACTTGGCTTCGCTCCCAAAGCGCTCAAGGCAGGCAGTGTTTTCGCTGCTCGTGAAGCAGTTGAGTCCGAGTTTAAAAGACAGGCAATTGAGGCTGGAAGGCGCAAGGGAGGGAAACTCAGCCGTGCGCAGGGAAGAAGTCAGGCAGAGGCGATCAGGCGACGAGCCGCATTAGAAGAGGCCTCGCGTCTAGGCGCCATCCCGCCAGAGGCAGCTCCAGTCGTTCGAGAAGCGGCAGAGGAAGTAGTTCCCACCACCCTGGTAGAACCCACGCAACCTATTCCTGTTCAGCAGGCGGGTCCCTCTCTTGTGAATCCTAATGCCGCGCCTATTGACGTTCCGGGTCCGCAGTCCATAGTTGACAGTCCAGTGACCCCGGCGCCTGCTCCTCCTCGCAATCCATATCCGAGGTCAGAAGTAACCTTCGCTATAGAAGGGCAGGTAATAGACTCTTTTGGCAATGTGATTCCTCCTTCAGCCGGTCCAAGAAGAACAGGTCTTTCAGGTCTGCCGCCAATACAGACGGCAGAGACTGCTATTATAGGCACTACTCCTGAGACTCTAAGCAGAATGGCGACTCGGCAGCCTCTTCCGCAGCCTGTCACATTTGCCGCTCCCAATACGTCAGGCGGGCGTATGCTACCAGAGGACTCCGAAAAAATTATTGAATGGTTTGGAGACTTCATAACCTCTCCTGAGAGCGCAAACGCCACAGAACTGACCAAGATTTTACGATCCAGAGAACTGGCGGCGAGAGCGGAGCGTTTCAAAGAATTATTGGACGAAGGCGTTGAAAGTGGCCTGGGCACTGAGGCCGCTATAAACCGGGCAACACGAGCATTAAAAGGAGGGCTTCCATACGTAGACACTGGCCCTATACTCGGCATGGTGGAGAACGAGGTCAGAGACGCCCTATCCAACAGGATATATAGGGTTCTATCCGGCGACGCTTTCGAGATAAGGAACACGCAGACGGCTCTAGATAATGCTCTGGCAGGAAAGCCGATCCCTCGTGATCCCGGCGTAAAGGGAGGATCAGCGTACAGCAGGCTAGTCAAAGTTTTTGGTGTGCATATCACGGAGGGATTGTCAAAAAGGGAAGCGCTCGATAAGTTAATCCTGAGATCGGCAAAGTCTCCCAGGGGCGTCGGGGAAAGGGCGGTATTCCCTGAAGCCGGGCTTCTCGATAATCCTTCACAGCCAAGACTATTTGAGTTTGATTACAATACGCGACAGCTTCCTAAAGACCCGACCACATATGCGCAAAGGGAACTCGATCGTCAGGCGTATAACGCCTTTTTCCGTCTGGAAGAAGACGTTAGAACGATTGCGAGAGCGGGACCGGCTGAAGGCACCGGACGGGTTGCCCCAGAAGTCTCTCCTCCTCAATTTGGGCCTTCTCAGCAGATAGGATTTAGGCAACTTGAGGATGTTGAGCCAATAGCCGCACGTCCTTATCAGGTTATTGGCGGAGAGGTTGTTCCATTAGAGGGAGCGCAGACGCCAGTGACTCCTCGTAGGTCCCCTGTCGATACTAGAAGCCCAGTTGAGCGCCAACTAGACACAGAAGAACTGGCGGTAAGGCTAGCTGACGAGCCTACGCCTACCAGGACTCCTAAAATTGAGGCAACAGACGAAGTTGCGATAGAGCAGTTGAAGTTCATTCCCAGGTCAACCAGGGAGAAGCTATTAGCTCCTATGAAACTCTTAGGACTTAATTTCTTGGACTTTATGAACTTTCTTCGTGCTAACAAAGCGTCTGTTGATCTGTCGTATCTTAGGCAGCAAGCCATGTTGATGGCAAGGAATCCAAGAGAATTTGGCCCCTCTTTTATAGATGCCCTAAAAGCCACCTGGAGCGATGACTATGCCCGTAGTCTAGATGACTCTCTAAGGAGCATTAAGACAAATCCAGTATGGCCTGTTTACGAAGATGCAGTAAGGAGAGGAGGGGGAGATTTTCTAAGGCCTCTTGGAGGAGAGATTGAGAGTCAATGGCAGGCGGCAGAGGAGTTCATGGCCCTATCCCGGATAAAAGGCGACACTAGATTCAGGCCATTCCTGAAAGCGGCGGAGCATATTCCGTGGATTAGAATCTCAGGAAGAGCGCATGTCACAGGCATGAACAGCATGAACATGCGCATCTTTCAAAAATGGCATAAAGAACTACTGAATCTAAACGATCAGGTCGCAAAGAAGACAACCGTTCTTGATGAATATGACGCTATACATATTCCTAACACAATGAGAGACCTATCGAAACTTCTCGCTGAAATGTCAGGGCGCGGGCCTCTTCCAGAAGGGCTAAAGAAATGGTCTGTGGGAATTAACGCCTTATTCTTCTCCCTAAGAATGACAATTGGCAGGTTCTCTTCACATAGGCATCTTGCGAGTAGAAACGCATTTGTTCGCCGCAAAGCATGGGAGAATCACTTAACCGGATACGCTTTGTACTCTAGCGTCATAATGGCAGGTCGTCAGATGGGAGTATGGGACGTTGAGGTTGACCCGCGAAGTTCTGACTTTATGAAGATACAGCTTTTCGGAGGCAGGCAAACTATTGACGTATGGGCGGGCCTTCAGCCCTTGGCAGTGTTGATCGGTAGGCTTTCTGCATATGTGTGGTCAGAGGAGCATCTAGCGCAGACCAAGCCGATTAGAGGGCCAAAGGTCGGTCAGATTGGTCCAATCGACCCTCTGGCGGCGATAGGGCAGACTTTATTTCGTAACAAGGTCTCTCCGGGCATTCAGGAAATATTAGTCCAGTGGACCGGAAAAGACTTTAACGGCAGCGAGGTTGACCGCAAAAACATGCTGGACTTTTTCCTTAGACAGTCCCCTATTGCGGCAGAGGAGGCATACGAATCTATTGATAAGTTTGGCCTCACAGGGCTTCCTGCGGCTATATTGGCAGAGTTAGGACAGGGCGTTAGGACACACGACACTCCGAGGTGGCCTAAACTCGATGAGTATTACGAATTTGGAACAAAGTTCAATAAAGCCGAAGCGACTGCAAGGCGCAAAACATTCAGGAGCAACCCAGAGAACGAGGCAAAGCTATTCATAAGAGGCACGATTACAACATTTAGAAGTCCCCATGCGAGAAAAATTGCCATGCAAATGATAAGGGACTTTAAGTTAGACCCTAAAGATTATCCTGGTTTTGAAAATATGGACGGGGCTCCTCAATTGCCCCCTATTGAACAACAAGTTACGCCTCAAGCGCCTGGATTCCAGTTAACCAGATGAGAGAATCTTTCGGGCAGTTCGTTGGTGTAGCGCCATGATCGAGGTAAGGTGCCCTATAACGATAACCACGACCGCCGGGTCACGAGTGTGCGGCAAGAAGCTGGCCGAGGACCTAACCGGCTCCCTGGTCATCAAGTGCGGTCGGTGCAAGACTGTCGTTGAGATCACACGCATTGACAACACTGCGAGGGTCATGGTATAGATTGTGAGTCAGGCTCTCGCCTGTCCTCAAGGAATTGAACACAATATTGTGCGCAAATAGTCGCCTTGCATATAGCAGGAGCGACTATTTTTTATGACCACTGAACAGAATCCCATCACAGAACCGCCGGTCCCAGCCAACACGCCAGACCGTGGCTCTGAAGACGATGCACGCTTTCAGGGGTACATAGACGCCGCCGCCGACACAGAGGCCGACGACACATATCTGTACGAGCCTCCGACCGAGGCGGACGATGAGCCACTCGCTCCGGTGGCCGAGGAAGAGCCACAGCTTCCCTTCCCGGAAACCCCCGTTGCGCCTACACCCGTTGAGCCTACGCCGGTTGCGCCTGTCGTTCCGAACGAACTAGAGATTCTTCGACAGCAGAACGAAGCCTACCAACAGCAACTTCAGCAGGCGGAGTTGCAGCGTCAGAGCCAGTTGCTCGAACAGCAGACTGCGCAGATGGCGACGGAGCTCCAGAACCAGGGTCTTATGCCTGCCGAGGCCGCTCAGATAGCCCAACAGCAGACATACTACCGTCAGCAGGCTATGCAGGCGCAGCAGCAGGCCCAACAGTACGCTGAATTCCAACAGGGAAAGATGAACGCCGCTTTTTACTACGGGCAGTTGCACAACGTCAGCCCACAGGAGCTGATGCAGTACAACACTCCGCAGGAGATGGAAAGATCGGCTAAGAGCCATACAGAGATAGCGGCCCTCAAGGCAGAGGTCGCTAGCATGAAGAGGGGGCAGGTCGCTCCTCAGTCTATGGACAACAATCAGACCTCCCCTGTGCAGGGCAACAGCCAGGACAGGCTCGTTGACTCAGCGCTGGGCAAGCCCGCGTCACAGTGGTCACCAGCAGAATCGGAAGCTATGAGAACAATATCAGGGGGATAAGGAGCAATAATGGCACAAGCAGCCACAACCGGAAATCTGGAGAGCGCCCAGAAGATCATGATCGCCTCGGCCCGATACACAGAGGAGCATAACGCTCCTATGATGGCTCTCACCGAGCAGTTCACGCTGAAAAACGGCGAGAAGCAGGTTACGGTGCCCAAGGTCGGGCAGATGACCATGAGTGACCTCGTTGACGGCCAGGACATCATAGACGAGGAAGAGATCGGAATGACCACTGTTGACCTTACGGCGGCAGAGGTCGGGGCCAAGGTGGTCTTGACCGACAAACTCGTCAGGCAGTCCGTGCCGAACGTGTTCCAGATGGTGGGACGACAGCTTGGCGACGGCATGGCAAGAAAGAAAGACACCGACGTTCAGGCTCTCTATACGAACCTGAATGACGGGACGACCCTTGGATTAGCGGCGAAAGAACTCTCAGCCGTCAACCTGACCGGCTGTATCGCATTTGCCAAGGCCAACAAGTTCGGCAGCAAACTGTATGTGGTTCATCACCCCAACGCCGTAGCGGAGTTCGTAAAGAGCGCCGCAGTGACTCCGTCAGCTACTTACCCAGTTCCACATGGATGGGCCGAAGACCTCCTCAAGGACTTCTTCGTTGGGCTCAGGCCGCTGAACGGCGTGCCCTTGTTCGAGGCTGGCAACATCCCAGAAGACTCGTCTGGTGACGGGATCGGGTGCATCGCAGACCAGGGCGCGATGGCAACACTCACATCGGTCAAGATGCGCACAGAGCGTGAGCGAGATGCTTCCCTGCGTGGCACGGAAGTCGTCATTACCGCCGACTACGGCGTGTTCGAGTTGGACAATGACCGTGGGGCAGGAATGCTCTATGACATTACCGCGCCAGTTACGAGTTCCTAGTAATGAACACGGTTGAGAGGCAGCAACTAAAACGGGAACTTGGCAAGCTCGGCATACGAGGAGAATACCTCGAAGGGTGGCAACCCCGTGAGGATTTGTGGCGGCACAAGCCTGGGCTTAACAATTTTGGCAAAGAGGTCAAGCCTGTCGGTTCCGTCGTTGCTAACCAGCCATCAGACTGGGACCATAAACTGCGTCTGGCGGTCAGGGGAACGCTTCCCTGGAGACCCACGAGGGACTGTCAGTGCAAGGCTTGCAGAGATCGTGATTGGGACAAGGCGGTCATCGATGAAGAAGGACAAATCTCCATGATCGCTGAGGAAGAGCCATCGCCCTTCCAGGCGTTCGAGGACCCTCCGAAGCCTATCGTGCCGGACGAGACCAAGTGCCCCGACTGCGATTTCGTGGTCAGGGCCGACAGCAAGAGTCCAAAAGCCTCTCTGCGATTTCACCGTTTGGGGAAGCACAGTGAGGCAAAGGTGGCGTAGCCCGCGAGGGCGCATAAACGCATAAAACCGCATGGCTGTAACGATTGGCCGAGGTCGTGCGGGGTAATCTTATCGGCTGATCGCAGGGCACAGAACCTGTAATAGTTGACCTTTAAGGAGGTTTAGACAATGGCATTTCCACAGACGATTATGGGCAAATGGGGTTGGGAGCAAGTTACTACTACTGCCAAAAAGCATAAGCTAGGCACAATAATGCAAATTGCAGATACCGAATATAGGTATGCGTTGTCTGGTGGAACTTTAATTGCTGGGCAGTTACACGAGTCATCGGCAATAGAGGCTGCTGAAGATGATGACCTTGTAGTTGCGACTACAGGCTCTGTTGGTGGAACAACGATTGGCATTACATTCGGCGGTGCAGTCACTGAGAATGAGTATGCTGATGGATTCCTTATCAGCAACGTGGATGCCAGCGCCGCGCTTGGATGGCGGTATCGAATCAAGAGTCACCCTGCTGGCACAACAAATGTGACCGTTACGATAGACCATGAAGATGGGTTTGTGACCGAGTGGTTGGCTGGCACTGCTATCGCTGGGGCTTTTAAGAGTCCTTGGAATGGTATTGTCGTATCAGCTACGACAGCAGTCGGGCCTGCCGTTGGCGTTACGGTATGTGATATTGCCAATGGCAGTTATGGGTGGGTACAAACCAAAGGGCCAGCACTTTGTCAAGTACAAGGAACCATTGGTATCGGACTAGGAGTTATGAGGTCTAATGGCACTGCTGGAGCAGTAGAACTTAACGACGGTTCTCTACAAAATATAGGGGCACTTGGAAGAACTGCTTCTGTTGACGGACAGTTCCATTCGGTATTTTTGAATATCGTTTAGCCCTAACTAACGATCTCGTAGGGGAGGGGAATCTATCCCCTCCCTGCGGGGACACTTAGCTTCACGACGGCCACTGGCTCTTTAGTCGGATGACGTGTACTCTATAAAAGATTTGCATTCATAGTCACCGACAGCGGAAGGTGGAAGGAGTCTTCAAATGGTTCGTGAACTCACTATAGACGGACGGCGAATAGCAGACGATGAGCCGGTCTACGGCATAGCGGAAATAGGCCACAACCACGAGGGTGACCCCCGCAAGGCCAAGGCAATGATCAATCATGCCAAGCTCGCCGGGGCCAGCGCCATCAAGTTCCAGACCCGTCATCCCAAGGAGGTCTACGCTCCCTCCGACGCCAAGGGCGCGTACTTCTACAAGTCCTCCAATCCCCAGTGGATGGATGAGACGTATGGGGAACATCGAGAACTGCTTGAGTTCAGCCAGGAAGAATGGGAAGACCTATTCAAATACTGCCGAAACGTCGGAATGACGGCCTTCTCCACCCCCTTTGACTTCTCCAGCGCCGACCAGCTTAACGAACTCGGCGTTCCAGCGTTCAAGATCGCCAGCGGCGATGCGACCAATATCCCCCTCATAGAGCATGTTGCCGCCTTCGGCAAACCAATGATCGTATCGACCGGCGGCTTGGAGATCGAGGACGTGGATCGTGTTTACGAGACACTGACGGGCAGGGCTCACTTCGCGCTGCTACAGTGTTCGTGCATCTATCCTGCGCCTGACGACTCTCTCAACATAAAGGTCATCACCCAGTACCGACAGCGATATAACTGCGTGATCGGACTAAGCACTCACAATCCGGGCTGGATGCCCACCGTGGGCGCCGTCTCTCTAGGGGCGCGTATCTTCGAGCATCACTATACTAACGACCGCACCTGGAAGGGAACGGACAACCCTTTCTCACTGACATCTGACATGTTCAGAGAGCTCATAGATGCCTGCGGCGTCGTGCAGTCCGCTCTCGGCATGGACCATAAGGCGCAGGACCCGCGTGAGGAAGAGCCCACGACAGAACGCCAGAAGAAGCTGGTCTGGGCGAAGTCGGCCATCGACGGCGCCGTTCTGACAAGGGAGCATTTCAATATCCTGTCTCCCGGCGATGGCGTTCCCCCGTACCGGATAGGCGACTTCATCGGACGACGAGTAGTTCGTGACACCAAAGAGGACACCGACGTTTCCTGGGGCGACGTTCTGATGGCGGGCATAGGAGAGCCGGAAGAAGAAGAAGAGATGACCCGTGTCTAGTCCCTCGATCGTTGCCTTGATACCCGCTAAGGCCACCAGCGTCCGTGTTCCCGGCAAGAACGTCAGGAAGCTAGGAGGACACCCGCTGCTTGCCTGGACCATAGCAACGGCGTGGGAGAGCGCGATCTTCGTCGATGTCATAGTATCGACTGACTCAGAAGATATAGCTGACACGGCGAGGAACTACGGCGCGACAACGATTATGCGACCCAAGGCTTTCGCAACGGAGACCTCCCCAGACATAGACTGGGTCACTCACGCATTGATCTCTCCGCAAGTAATGGGCTCCGCTGACGCCTTTGCGATTCTGCGACCCACGAGTCCCTTCCGAACGGCAGAGACTATCAGACGGGCGTGGGATCAGTTTAGGTATGCCGAAGGGGCGGACTCTCTGCGGGCCGTGCATAAATGCACCGAGCATCCCTACAAGATGTGGCAGGCCTACGAGAACGGCTCCGGGGAGAAACGAATCAAGCCTCTCTTCAATGCGCCGTCGGGCGAGACTCCCTGGCACAGCAGTCAGTACCAGACCCTTCCTGAGATATACGTTCAGAACGCCAGTCTTGAGATAGCCTGGACGAAAGTAGTCTCTGAGACCTACTCCATATCGGGAGATATAGTGATGCCCTTCTTTACCTACGGTCATGAGGGCTTCGATATTAACCTTGAGGAAGATTTTGTGCAGGCAGAGGAACTGGTAGAGCGTGGGATGGTCACGTTGCCAATTCTGCTACCGTCACTCCCGAATTGGGATAACAACATGAGCATAATCTACGCGGACGGTAAGGCAGTATGAGGCGAATCTGCATAGTGGGTTCGGCTGGTCCCAGCAACCGTCTTGCGAACGAGCTCGAACCGGGCGTAGAGCTTTGGGCAATGAATATGTGCCACCGCTTTCTGACCGTAAGGGCCGATAGATGGTTCCAACTGCATCCCAGAAACTGGCGAGAGGGCGAGTGGGGGCCGGGAAACGAGGACTACGAGGCAGACCAGGACAGAGCCTTTGGCAGGCCTCCCGATCACCTCGAGTTCCTAAAGAACTGCGGAATTCCGGTGTATATGCAGGAGCAGAATTCGGAGATTCCGACCTCCATGCGGTATCCTCTTGGGGAGATCATTGATCGCTTTGGCGGGTACATGACCAGCACCGTGCCGTACATGATCGCATTGGCCCTGCATGAAGGCGTGGACGAAATCGGCCTGCTAGGAATCTATCTTGACACCAGCGGGGAGTACCGGGACCACCGTCCCTGCGTGGAATACTGGCTGGGTGTCGCAAGGGGAATGGGAGTATCGATCGTTCTTCCCAACGGCTGCTCCTTGACCAAAGCCCCCTTATATGCCTACGATGGACTCGTTGAGCCGAGCGAAACGCTGAAGCTCGAATCGGTAGAGGTATTGGCTTGTTAGGAACGAACGGTCACAAACCGAACTTGGACTCTTTCCTCTGGACTCCAGAAGGAATGGCCCATACCGACGTTAACGACATCGAGGTGCGCCGTCATAACGAGCGACAGACGGCGGTCATCTACAAGTTCATGTTCAAGTACAAGGGCAAGCAGCACGAGGTGCAGGTGGTTGCCCACTCAGACGTGACGAGAGCGGAGATCGAGGACAGGGCGGGCCAAGCCGCTGAGAACTGGATGCGAAGCATAGACGAAAAGGAACATAAGCGCCCTCCGACCGCAGAGGAACGCATTCAGATCGGCAAGGCCATGAACGAGTTTTTGTTACAGGCTAGAAAGCGGGGCGAGTCCTCGAACAACCGCCTCTACTACCCAGGAGTCAACTAAATGGCTAATCCACAGATGTTCGTAGAGGTTGTCACCACAGGGGCTCAGGCCGCTGTGACTGTTGTCGGACACGGCGACAACGTAGGGGACGCCTTTGGAGACGACGAAGACTTTGTCATAGTTCTTAACACAGCGGCCAATAGCGCCAATGCGGCCATCACGGACGTGCTGGAAGGGACCCCGGTCACGCCCGCCCTGGCGACTAACTCCGCAATTCTGAGCAACACCACAACTGACGGGGATATCCTGTTTGCGGTTTCTGACGGAGGCCATTCCAAGGGATTGCTGAAGTTGGACGGTTCAGAAGGTGTGGTGATCGTCCACAATTCATATCTCGACGTAAAGCGTGAGGGAAACTCTGGAATATCGCCACAGGCGTATAGCACCACCCCCGCAGAGGCTGCCTTCCTTAACCTGGAGCGCTCCCGCAATGACACAATCGCCGGTGGTCACACCGCTGTGGCCGATGACGACGTGCTTGGCTATGTTTCGTTCCGTGGCTCGGACGGTGATAGTTTCGAGAGCGGAGCGCAGATTAAGGGGATGGCAACCGAGACATGGAGCGGCTCTGCTATGGGAACAGAGTTGCTGTTCTACACCACAGCCAATACGACCCATACGTCCCTTATCGAGCGGATGCGTATCCATAGCACGGGCGAGATTGACCTCATTGGCGACGTTGGCATCGGGGCTGGCACCGGCTCAGGCGCGTTGACCGTTACAAACACGGGGTCATCAACTCCAACGGCCCTTCTTTTGCGGAACTTGACGGCAGTCGGCTCGGCAGACACTGGCGTCAACATAGTCTGGCACGGCAATGATACCGGTCAATCAATGGCATCTCAGGCGGTTGCGTGGGAAGGGACTGACAACAACGATGTCTATATGACGTTCCAGACTCGCACAAGCGATAGTATCACCGAAAAGATGCGGATTAAATCCACTGGTGAGGTGGACTTACAGGGTATCTCGACTGGCGGGTTGATTAACGTCGGCGCATCGGGCAACAATTGGACGGCGACTGCTATAAATATAGCGGGGACTAATCCCAACATTACCTCAGAGGCGACTAACGGTAATGGAGCCGCACAGCTTACAGTGAAGGTTCCAGCCTCTGGCTCTGGTGGCGATGCGGGTATTCTCATCGGCGAGGGTAACGCTGGCGGCGCTGCTGGCAATCAGGGCTACTATCTCCAATATCGCCCAGGGTCAGGCTATTTCAGATTTCTGTCAACCAATATAGATGGTTCGGCAACGAATGGAGACATCTGGCGAGTCGCTGATTCGGGGACGGTTATGTTGCTCAATGACGACCACGGCACTAACTTCGACTATGTTTGTGATAGTTGCGGTAGGGCAGAGATAGAATTCTTTGAGTGCTGTGGCACAGTGGCATGGCACGATGACGTTCTCGCTCTCAGAGAAATGGCCCTCAACCGTGAGGGTCTGGAGCATATGGCAAAACTTGGGGTGATGGATATTTCCAACAACGATGACGGGGTTGAATGGATTGGCTTGAATCTACAGGGAGCGCAACACTTCACTTGGTCAGCCATGCACCAGATGTACGAACGCATCAACGAATTAGAGACAAAACTAGAAGCACTAGGAGTTTAGCTATGACAAACGACGAGGCACTGGATATTTTGAGCGCAAAAAGGTCAGCGGCAAATGCGGCGATTAACGGGTTGAACGAGTATCGTTCACAGTCCGGCGATTGGAAGACCGACATCGCCACCGCTAAGATGGCAGAGGTCAAAGCCAACGCCACAACTGTCGGCGCAGATATAGCGGCCTGGGACGGCTCAGACCCAGCGCCGGAATCGGAGTAAAGCATGACCCAGCAGCAACCGCCAGTCCCAACGCCGGTGCAGCTAACCGTCGATGATATGACCGCGCTCATTCAGACCGACGAGACTTCCCGACTCAAGGTTCAGGGCATCGCCCTCCAGAGGCGCGTTGCTGAACTTGAGGCAGAGAACGCCACGCTCAAGGCGCAGATAGCCGAGCAAGACACGACTACCTCGACGAATACGAACAACAAGAATGATTCTAAATTATCAGCAGTCGCTGGCGACTAGGCAGGGTGATTCATGCCCGTTTTAGCTGACAGAACCAGAGAGCAGATTAGAGTCGCTATTGGATATAACCTTGGAGCCGTATTTCTCAGCACTGCTGATTCCGGCGATAGCGCATCTGTGGTTGACGGACAGGCCCGAGGCAACATAGACACCGAGAACGGCAAGTGGATCGTCTCTACATCGGGGGCAAACGACGGTGAAATACGCCAGGTCATAGACACCGTCGTTTCCGGCAACGGCGTTGATATGACCGTGGATGAATTCACAAACTCCGTCAGCACCATGACCTACGAGAGGTGGTCCGAACGGTACAACCCTGTCTCCATACACGAGTTCATCAACACGGCAGTCCTTGGCCTTTATGGCCGCGCCTACAACCCGGACGAATACCCAGAAGTGACCAGCACTCCTACTACGGCCCTTCATGGCGCTGGATCGGTGGCAAGATTCGATATCCCTTCGGGCTTCTCCATGATCAACCGCCTGGAGTACCGTTCCAGTTTCACCTCTACCAGCATTCATTCTTGTGACGCAGTATTCGATGAATCAGGGACTTCTACATCAACTGCAAGTCAAAATGCCAACATAACAGCAACTGTGGACACTGAAGATAAAAAGCGAGGTACTGCTAGCAATAAGTTTGTTTATGCAGTTGGAGCCAGCGCAGGGGATGTATCTACAGATTCCATCACCAGCAAGGACCTCAGCGGCTATGACTATATAGAGGGATGGGTGAAGATTTCCACCACCCCCGGCACGTCCGAGGGAAACCTAAAGATATTGCTGGATGATACTGCTAGTTGCGGTAGTCCACTGGAGACACTTAGCGTTCCTGCCCTTAATTTCGGAACTAATTTTCAAGCCAACGACGAATGGACATATTTTAGGATTAAACTGGCTAATCCTGAACTGGATACGGCTATCATCTCCGTGGGTCTGGAGTACGACTCAGACCTCGGCGCCACCACCGTGTGGCTTGATGACCTAAAGGCGGTCAAGAACAACGAGGCCGTCTGGACGCCGGTTTCCAATCGTCTCTGGCACATCGACAAGAACACCCGTGACTTGATTCTATCCAGCGCGGGGCGTTCGACCATCGGTTACTCGATGATGAAGATCGTAGGCGGTGACGAGCCAACGCTGCTGACAGCAGACGCTACTGTCAATGAGGTAAGCGACGACTACGTCATAGCAAAGGCAACTGCCCTTGCGCTATCGGCCTACGGGCCTGAGAACGAGCGCACAGAGCGTCAGATAGCCATGTGGGAGGCCAGGGCGTCACAGGCGTACCGA